GCCATGCCATCGACCTGACGCAGACCGGCAGCGTCGACGTGCGGACGGTCCGCGAGCAGCAACTGTACGACGACGATCTGACCCAGGCCCAGTTCGAGGCGCTTGAACTGCAGGACGGGCGCCTCGACGACGGGACGCCGATCCTCCAAGTCTTCTACGATCCCGACTACGCTGACATCCTGAACCTGGGCCTGCCCGATCCGCTCGATCTGGCGGAGGTCGACAAGGCCGAGATCACTCCCTTGATCGAGGACAAGCGCAAGGAACTCATCATGGCCCTGGGCATGGTGACGAACTTCCGCAGTCGGTCGCAGGTTATGACCGCCCTGGCTGCCCTGGACGCCCTGGCCGAGTGGTACGACAAGGGCACAGCGCCCCCGCCCCCACCGCCTCCGCAGCCCGGCGTCGTGCCGGGCGAGATCCCCATGACTGAGGGCGGGGCTGGGGAAGTCGTCAAGCCGGAAGGCGAGCCGATCAGCGAGGCCGAAGTTGATCTCGCAGAAATCGGAGAGTGACTTCGGCCGTCGGGTTCGGGGCCTGGCCCGCGGGCTGTGGGGCGGGACGGTCGACTGGCTTCAGTTCGCCGACAGCCTGGCCGAAGCGCTCTACCGAGGCTACGAGCAGGCGTGGCGCGAGGGCGCTGATCGCTGCGGGATTACCCCGGCGGAGCGATCGGACCAGGAGCGGATCGTCCTGCAGCGGGAGATCACCGCAGACCTGGGCCGCATCCGGCCGTTCGGCGACTGGATCAACCAGCATACGCAGGCGCAGGGAGTAAAACTGGCGGTGGTCCTGAGCCGGGCGGAAATCTGGACGCACAGGTACGTCAGCATTCAAACGCTGGCCCAGGTCACGGCCTGCGCCGATCAGAAGATGGGCTGGCATCTCGGGTCGACGAACGAGCATTGCACCGACTGCCTGACGTACAATGGCAAGGTGTTCAGGGCGAGCATCTGGCGCAAGTATGCAGCGATCCCGCAGTCGCACTCTCTCGAGTGCGGCGGCTGGCGGTGTGCCTGCCGTCTTGAGCCTACACGCGCTCCGGTGACATCGGGTCACCCGCGGTACCCCGGTGGGGGACGATAGGGCATGGCAGACGACCCGATTCAACTAGAGCGTGACACGGGCGGCACAGTTCGATTAGGTTGGAAAGTTGGTTTGCGCGCTCATAGTCATCGCCGAAGGACCGGAAAGGTATGATGTGGTGAATGTCGAGAAACCTGTTCCCCCCAGCCTTGTACCCGCACGCGCGGCATCCGCCATCGCGTCGCTTGACCCTTCGGGATTGCCTGCCCCAGTTCGGACCATAGTCGTCCTTAGACAGTCCGCCCTTCCAGTGAGGGTTTCCATCGCCTCGACGTTCAACCGATGCTCCGTCGTATCGGCATTTCAGCGAACAGAATCGGGAGCCGCGCAGGGCGAAATAGCCCGGCTTGACGGAATAGGGTTTGCCGCACCTTGCACAGAGAAGATTCACCCGCCGCACGCGTGCAGGTCTTGGTTGTTTGGCCGCCCAGCGGCTAGCGCACAGTCTGGAGCAGAACCGCGGCCTGCGATAAGTCCATGTGGAGAATACCTGCCCGCAGCCTTCGCATCTGGGCGTGCTGCGTTTCTTGCTGTCGATGTTGGCCTTGTTTCGGCAAGCGCAGGAGCAGAAAGATCGAGGATGTCCTCGTCCTCCCTTAGGTTCAAAGACGACGTGGCAAGTAGGGCAGATGGGCATATCTCAATTGTACAGGCTAGCCGACCAACCCGCGCCCCGGTGACTCCGGGCCACCCCCGCTATCCTGGGGGCGGGCGGTAGCATGAGCGACATCAGCGGACCGTGTCTCGAAGAAGCCTGGACGTCCTGGACCGAAGGCAATGAGCCTGGCGGGACCGGCCCATGTGAGCCGGGCTGCACGGGATACACCGGGCCGACCGGCCCCACTGGCCCCGAAGGGCCGACAGGTCCGGCAGGTGCAGGGGAAACGGGACCGAGTGGCCCTACAGGCCCGTCGGGGGCTGGCGAGACTGGAGCGACCGGAGCAACCGGACCGGCTGGATCGACAGGGCCAACCGGTCCGACTGGACCGGCGGGAGCAGGCGAGACAGGAGCGACAGGGCCAGACGGCGCAACGGGTGCTACAGGTCCTGCGGGCGCCGGGGAAACAGGTGCGACAGGGCCGCAGGGTCCAAGCGGGCCGACTGGCCCCACTGGCCCAGCCGGTGCAGGCGAGACAGGCGCAACGGGACCATCTGGAACGGATGGTGCTACGGGCGCGACGGGTCCGGCGGGAGCGGGTGAAACAGGAGCCACAGGTCCGCAGGGACCCAGCGGGCCAACTGGACCGACCGGCCCGGCCGGAGCAGGCTTCACTGGAGCCACAGGGCCTGCAGGCTTCACTGGAGCCACAGGGCCTGCAGGCTTCACTGGAGCCACAGGGCCTGCAGGCGTCGATGGGGCGACGGGGGCGACGGGGCCGCAGGCGGATACTGGACCAACCGGACCAACGGGTGCGACAGGTCCGATTGGAGAAACAGGAGCAACGGGGCCAGTCGCAGCGACGGGGCCAACCGGACCTACTGGTCCATCCGGTCCGACGGGGCCAACCGGCGAGACGGGTCCGCAGGGCGTAACAGGTCCGACGGGACCAACTGGCGAGACAGGCCCCGCCGGCCCATCTGGGCCGACCGGCGAAACAGGTGCGACGGGTCCGGTCGCTGCGACGGGACCAACGGGTCCGGCTGGGCCTAGTGGTCCAACGGGGCCTACTGGCGAAACGGGTCCGCAGGGCGTCACGGGTCCGACGGGACCAACCGGCGAGACAGGACCGACAGGTCCTTCAGGGCCGACAGGCCCGACCGGCAGTGCCGCCGGGAAGATCTACTACTTCCACGCTGCCGTCGGCGAAGAATCCGACATCCTGCCTTACTACAGAGCCAGGCCCGTTCCGGGCGATGATCCTGAAACGACCCGCGCGACGTCGGGCGTCACGTCCAGCACCACCCCCGTCCTGATCGAGGCGTTCGTCACCGACGCTGGCGAACCAGGCGTCCTCCTGCTGCCGTCAGGGATCGTCACTCGTCATATCTGGGCCGAACTCGACTCGGCTACGGGCGTCAGCGAACTCCGCGTGTCGACGTATCTTCGGACGGTCGCCGTCGCCCATACGACCGGGGCGCAGACGGACATATCCTTCCAGGAAAACGGGGCCAGCCCGGACACGATCACCCGCGCCGCCGGGTCGTTCATCGCCGACGGCTTCGGGATCGGCCAGCAGATCGAGGTGTCCGGCAGTGGGTCGAACGACGGCCTCTACACGATCAAGTCGCTGACGGCGCTGATCCTGACGCTGCTGGATGCCGACGACCTGGTCGCCGAGGGCGCTGGGGCATCGGTGACGATCGACTCCTACGAAACGCTGCTTAGGGAGAACGACTCCGGCGAGTTTAACGACCTGTCTGTGACGCTGATCGAATGGGACTACACCGACAGCAACGGGTTCGCGATGGCGCTGACCGACCGCCTGGTCTTCAAGATTTGGGCGATCGCAACTTCCGTGGTCGCCAGGACCTTCACTACCTACTACGAGGGCACGACGCACGCCTCCTGGAACCGCACCAGCATCACGACCGGGACGCAGGGGGTGACGGGGCCAACAGGTCCGAGCGGCCCGACTGGACCGAGTGGCCCGACTGGACCCACGGGTCCTACCGGACCTCAGGGCGCGACTGGTGCGACGGGACCACAAGGCGTAACAGGTCCCACAGGTCCCCAGGGCGATCAAGGTGAGACAGGCCCCACGGGTCCGATGGGTGGCTGCCTGGTCTACATCTACGACAACTCCGACACGACCGCGCCCCCCGATGCCAGCGAGGTCATGCTGAACAATGCGACGCCGTCGGCTGCGACGTCGATGTTCATCCACGACACCGACTGGTATGGCAGCGATCAGGACGCCGTTCTGGATGCCGTCACGGTCGGGGCCTACGTCAAGATCGAGCAGGCCGTCGGCACAGCCCCCAACACCAAGTGGGCGCTGTTCCTTGTCACGAGCGTCACCGACAGCGGGACCTACCACACCCTGGGCCTGACCTTCGTTGCGGCCGGCGCGGCCTTCGACGCCATCCCGCTCTCCTTCGTCTGCTTCTCGCTCGTCGGTCCCACGGGGCCGACCGGACCGTCAGGTCCTACGGGGCCGACGGGAACAACCGGGCCGACAGGTCCCCAAGGCGATACGGGTCCGACCGGCCCCCAGGGAACGACTGGCCCAACTGGTCCGCAGGGGGACACGGGAGCAACTGGTCCAGAAGGGACCACCGGCCCCACGGGACCTCAAGGAACAACCGGGCCGACCGGCCCGCAGGGGACGACCGGACCAACAGGCCCTCAGGGAACGACCGGGCCTACCGGTCCTCAGGGAACGACCGGGCCAACTGGCCCCGCAGGTCCAACAGGACCAACGGGCGCGACCGGACCAGATGGAGCCACCGGACCGACCGGACCCGGCGGAAACTGGACGCTGATCTCCGACACAGTTCTCGGCGCGGATACGGCCTCCTTCGACCTGACCAGCATCCCAGCGACGTACAAGCACCTGGTCCTGATCTATAGCCTTCGGGGCGATGCCGCCGGCACAAGCGATACCGTCAAGGCGACCATCAACGGCGACACAGGGAATAACTACAACATCCTGAGGATGTCGATCACCCATAGCGCCGCCCTGGTTACGGCCGAGGCGTATGGCGGAGCGCCTCCGACGATAGCCGCCATCACAGGGAATGGAGCGACAGCGAACTACTTCTCTGGCGGGCAGATCTCCTTCCCCGACTACGCCAACGCCACCAATTTCAAGGAGTTCCTGGTCAGCGCAGGGTCAGTCTTCGCGGCGTCAGCAGGGCAAACGTTCCTGCGGTCCTCCTACGGCCAATGGCGAAGCACGTCTGCGATCAGCCGGATCACCCTGGCGCCCGTGACCGGATCGAACTTCAAGCAGAACTCCCGTGTCACCCTTTACGGGCTCGACTAATGTCTACTGATCAGGACTGGTCCGATGCCCAGCGGGGCGAAGCCGAATGGTGGGGCGACTGTAGCAACACCGCCGACGAGGAGGCCAAGCAGGTCTTCTACGCCGAACAGATGGGCATCCCGCGGTGGGGTTCACACCTTGTCGGCGCCGTCTTCGATGCGGCTGGCAAGTCGATCCTGGACATTGGCGGCGGGCCGGTCAGCCTGCTCCTGCGGACGAAGAACCGCGGCCGGGCGGTCGTCGCCGATCCGATCCGCTGGCCCGACTGGATCATAGGCCGCTACCAGGCGGCCGGGATCGAGTTCGTCCAGAAGCCCGGCGAGACGCTCGACCTGGGGCTGTTCGATGAGGTCTGGATTTACAACGTCCTGCAGCACGTCCAGGACCCGGCGGAGGTCCTGCGCCGGGCCATGCTGCACGCCCCGATCGTCAGGGTCTTCGAGTGGATCGACACCGCTGTCAACGCCATGCACCCGCACAGCCTGACCGCCGAGTTCCTGGCCGATGCCCTGGGCGTGCCTGGCCGGATCATCCAATCGCCGTGGGGACCAGCGACGGCCGAGCGGGCGTGGGTCGGCGTCGTCGGACTGGCGCCGGTCCGCAGGCGATTCCACCTGCTGGGCCTGGCCCACACCCAGACGACGACCGAGTTCGTCATGTGCGCCTACACCCAGAAGGTCCTCAAACTGGCCCGGATGCTGACCGACCGCGGCTACGATGTGATCCACTACGGCGCCGAAGGGTCGACGGTCCCATGCGAGCATGTCGACGTGATCAGCCAGGCGGTCCAACGGGAAGCCTACGGAGACTACGACTGGCACAAGGACTTCTTCAAGCATGACCCCGCCGACCTGGCCTACCGGACGTTCAACGTCAACGCGATCCGGGAGATAGGCGCCAGGCGGCAGGCCGGGGACTTCCTGCTCTGCAGTTTCGGCAACTACCAGAAGCCGATCGCCGACGCCGTCGGCATCCCCTACACCTGCGAATTGGGCATCGGATACACGGGGGTCTTCGCACGCTATCGGGTCTTCGAGTCCTATGCCTGGATGCACTACGTCTATGGCCTGCTCAAGCAGGGGGACGGGTCGTGGTATGACGCCGTCATCCCGAACTACTTCGACCCGGCCGACTTCCAATTCAGCGAAACGAAGGGCGACTATCTGCTGTACGTCGGTCGGCTGATCAAGCGGAAAGGCGTCCTGATCGCCGCCCAGGTCGCCGAGAAACTCAAGATGGAGTTGCTCCTGGTCGGCCAGGGATCGCTCGCGGACCTGGGGCTTCAGCCTGGCCCCTACATCAAGCACCTGGGGACCGTCGGGATCAAGGGGCGGTCCGATCTGATGGCCCGCGCCCGCGCCGTCTTCGCCCCGACCGAGTACCTGGAGCCGTTCGGCGGGGTTTCGATCGAGGCCAACTTCTGTGGGACGCCCGTCATCACGACCGATTGGGGATGCTTCAGCGAGAACGTCGTCCACGGCGTGACCGGGTTCCGCTGCCGGACCTTCGCCGACTTCCTGGCGGCCGCCCAGATGGCGCCCCGGCTGCATCCGGCGACGATCAGGCGGTGGGCCGAGGACAACTTCTCGATGGAGCGCGTGGGCGGCATGTACGCCCACTACTTCGATCAGATCGCAGACCTGGACGGCCGCGGGTGGTATGCTGAACACGAAGGCGTCGGTCGACTCGAGTGGCTGCGCCGCCAGTATCCCCAGGAGCCTTGATGCCCGGCCCGACGATCCGGTTCGAGCCTGTCGGCAATCCCAAGTTCAACCTGAAAGGGATCACGTCGCGCCTGCGGGCGGCCCTGGATGAGGAGGCGTTCGAGCATCGGCGACTCCTCCGCCAGACGACAAAGGCCTGGGAGGGGACGCGTCCGCAGTTCCGCAGCCAGACGACGGTCGGCCCGACGCAGATCGCCATCACCACGGCGCCGTTCGGCAATGGGCCGGGCGCCAAGAAGTGGCGCTGGCTGGAGACCGGGACGAAGATCCGCTGGGCGGTCATGTCGCGGGGCTGGCGAAGCAAGACCCGGCGGGCCTGGCTGAACAGTCGGCGCGGCCGGGGCCAGGTTGTGATCGCAGGCAAACGTGCTATGATGGCGCGAAATATCCGGCCCCGGCCAGGGATCGCACCGCGCAACTGGATCGCCGAAGTCAACAAGGACCGATCCCGGAAGTTCAAGGGGCTGCTGCAGCGGGCGTTCGATCTGATCGCCCGGAACACGATCACCCCCGGAGGCCTGCGACGTCCATGACGGCTACCGAACCGACCCCGCTGGACATCAAGGCGTGCTGGTTCAACCCGATCCGGCGGTTGCAGTCGGTCGCAGCGAAGTCGGCCGGGATGGCGATCATCAGCATGAAGTTCCTCATCAACGCCGACGGCGTGCCGGTCCAATGGACTGACCCGGCGATCGTCTACCTTGAGCCGAAAAGGGATACGAAGACCATCCTGGACCTGTTGACGTCCTGAGCCACTCGTTCTACAATGCGTTTGAAGGTCGGACTGGCCGGATCGCTGCCGTCCGACCTTTGTCGTTGTCAGGAGTGAGATGCCCGGAGAACCGATGGAGAAGGCTATCTGCGAGCGTTGTGGGTCTGCCTATGTGCGTCGTAAGCCGTGGCAGAAGTACTGCAACCGAAACTGCGAGCACCGGGCCTGGGTTCTCGCTCACCCGGAACAGGCGAAAGCCCTCAATGCCCGGTCCTATCGGACTACTGGAGAGCACCTGCGCCGATACGGTGTGACAAAGCGGGACTGGGAAGGTTTGCTCTCGAAGCAGGATGGTCGCTGTGCTATTTGTGGCTGCGAACTGAAGCCTGGATACTCGACGCACACCGATCATGTCGTGATTGATGGCCGCCCTATCATCCGGGGCATTCTGTGCCGTGGCTGCAATATGGGCCTTGGAATGTTTGGAGAGAACCCGGCGACGCTGGAACGGGCAGCCGAGTATCTCAGGAGCGCATCAGGTGCCGTTTGAGAATGAGCACGCTGGCCGCATGAAGGCCCCAGGTGGTTTCAAGGCCGACTCGTTCCGGCGGAAGAAGATCGCCCCAGGTGTATCAATGATTGTGGGTCGAAAGAAGGGCGAGACGACCATGACGGCGCAGTCGGTCCGGTTCGACAAAGACAAGTTCACCGCAGCCGAAGCCCGGAAGTGGCTGGCGGATCACGACATGAAGCCGCTGAGTTTCGAGGCGGCGTCCAGCAAGGAGGCCGAGTTGGAAAAGGCTGCGACCGCTGACCCCCTGGCCGCGGAGATCCCTGAGATCACCGAGACCGAAGCCAAGATGTACGACGATCACTACCCTGCCGAGCCGCTGGTCCCTATGGGGGCGACGACCTTCGCCGAGGTCGACGCCTTCCGCCAGGCGCAGGGCGTCCACGAGCAGGTGAAAGAACTGACGACCATGTTCCAGACGCTGTCCTCGAACATCATGTGGGACCCGACGATCGAGGACAAGCCGGGCGCGCTGCGTGGCCTGGTCGACGAACTGGACGGGCTGCTGGCCGATGCCATCACCGAGAAGGCCCGGCCGTCGGCGCTGCAGCGACTCGTCGGCAAGGCGAAGGACCTGGCCGCCTCGGTGGCTGCCCGGCTATCGCCCGAGCAGGAGAATGCGGCCGGTCTGATGGTCTGGAAGGAAGGCGGTCATCACCGCTGGTTCGCAATCTTCTCGAACAAATACCGGGACCAGGACGTCCCGCCCGAGATCCTGTCGGCCAAGGCCCACAAGGAATTCGTCGAGGCTGTCGACACGGGGGCGGCGCCCTATCCCGAACTCTGGCACTATCACGTCCCCGGCAGCCGCTGGGGGATCGCTGACTGGCTGGCCTTCGAAGAGTCGACGGGCTTCAGCCTGGCGTCCGGCACGGTCGACAAAGGACACGAAAAGGAGGCCGAAGCGATCATGGCATTGGCCGAACCGCTGGCGGTCAGTCATACGCTGGAGGTTCTGGTCCGCAGCAAGGAAGACCCCACGATCATCGAGTCCTACCGGACTTCGGAGATCTCTGACCTGCCAGTCCTCGCCGCTGCGAACAAACTGACAGGCTTCACCCTAACGAAAGGAGCGCCCTACCCGATGAGTATCCCAGCGGATAAGAAAGCCCATCTGTTGAAGGTCGGACTGACCCCGGCGAAGATCGAGGAGATCGAGACCGATCTGACCGGCAAGGCCAAGGCGGCAGAAGCCGCCGGGCTGCAGAGCAAGGAGGCGGCGGCTGTGGAGCCCGCTCCGCCGACGCCCGACCCGGCCCCGGCGCCCGATCCAGAACCCGAACCGGCGCCCTGGGCTGGCGATCTGGCCGCCCTGCGCGTCGAAATGGCAACGGCCATCACCGACGTCCTGACGGGCCAGAAGGCCATCGCCGACGCGGTGGTCCTGATGGCGAAGTCGGACGAGGCCCGGATCGCCAAGGCCGCCGCCGACACCCCGGCGCTTTCGATCGCCGCCCTGGTGATGAAGAACCTGTCGGCGATCGGCACGGACGCCGCCCGCGTGGGCGTGGCCGACATGGGCCTCGCCAAGAACAAGCCGAAGGAAGCCACCCCGGCGGACAAGTCGACCGGGGTTCCGTGGATCGACGAGATGATCGCAGGGCCAGCCCAGTAGGTCGGCCCCCTATCCTGCATTGGGAGAGATGAAACATGGAAAAGGAGCTGGTGCAGGTCCTGGCCGATCTGCAGAAGGCCCAAGGGCTGATGCTGGACCGGATGGAACGCCAGGACAAGGAAACCCGGACGAAGACCCCCGCCTCGAGCGGGAACGCCGTCGAACTGCACGGCGTCGGCAGTCTGTTCGGGTCGCACTCCATCGAACGAGAAGTCATCACGGCCCACATGCGGCCGTTTGGCCTGGGAGCGCGTCTGCCCAACCTGGCGACGGTCTTCGCCCAGCCGTTCTACGCTTCGATCACCGGCTTCACCGCCGACGTCGGATCGGAGCCTGAAACGCCATGCGCCGACGCACCCCGGTCCTACATGAAGGGCTGCGATCTGACGGCGCAGTTCGGGCGCGTGCAGCGGGACACCGGGACCATCGAGATCAATGACGTCATCCTGAAGAAGAATCGGGGCGACTTCACGGATCTCCTGCTGTACGGCAACCTGCTCGGGGACAACGGCTTCACCCCCGGCGGCCTGACCGATGCCGACGTCCTGAACCTGGTCACCAAGGCCGAGATGATCACGGCGGCGATCAGCCTGGAGCGGAAACTCGGGAACCACCTCTGGAACGGGTCGATCTTCGCCAACCAGGGCGCCTACAAGGAATTCCCTGGCCTGGCCTATCAGATCGCGACCGGCCAGATGGACGCCCACACCGGCACGCTCTGCCCAGCCCTCGACAGCGATGTCAAGAACTTCGGCTATCAGAACGTCGAGGACCGGAACAGCCTGCGGGACATCGTCGACTTCCTTTCGGCGCTTGAGTACAACTCGTACTACAACGCCGAGCGGATGGGCCTGCTCCCGCTGCAGGCCGTGATCGCCATGCGGCCGGAACTCTGGTTCGTCCTGTCGGCGATGTGGCCCTGCGCCTACAACACCAACCGCTGCGGGTCGAAGGACACCAGCGGGATCGATGTGGTCCCGCAGATCGACGCTCTGTCGATGCGCCAGTTGCGCGACGACATGCGCCAGGGGATGTTCATCGACATCAACGGGCGGCGCTACCCGGTTGTCACCGACGACGGGATCGTGGAGTTGACCAATACCACCACGGCCGGTATCCAGGCCGGGTGCTACGCCTCCTCGATCTTCTTCGTCCCGCTGACGGCGGCCGGGCTGACGGTCACCTATCTGGAGCATGTCGACTACCGGGCGGCTGCGCCCGAGATCGCCCTGCTGCGTGGGACCGAGCAGTTCTGGACCGACGACGGTCGCTACTTCTGGGCGATCGAGCACGCCAAGTGGTGCTACAAACTGTCGGTCAAGACCGAGCAGCGCGTGATCCTGCGGACGCCTCAGTTGGCGGGCCGGATCGACGCTGTGAAGTACTGCCCGACGCAGCACCTGCGCTCGAGCGACCCGTCCAGCCCGTACTTCAAGGACGGCGGCGTTTCGATGCGGCCGGACGAAACGACCTTCCACGTCTGGTAGGACTGACGGGGGGTTCAACTACCCCGCTGGTTCACAAGAGTGGCCGGGCCTGGCACATGCAGGCCCGGCCCTTTTGTTGTAGACTTGCGGAACAGCCATGACCGCACCGATCTATGTCATCACGAGCGACCGCTATCTGGACGCGCTTCGTCCCTTCTCCTGGCTGCTCAATCGCTACTGGCAACCCAACCCGCAGGTGATCGTGGGAGGCTTCAGCGCCCCGACCTTCGGCCTGCCGTCCAATTTCACTTTTCACTCGCTCGGCCGCTTCGAAGACTATCCCGTCGACAGGTGGTCGGACGCCCTTATCAAGATGCTGCTGGAACTGCCCCATCCGGTCTTCGCCCTGATGCTGGAGGACTACTGGCTGACCGGGCCGGTGAAGACGCAGGACGTCCAGGTCCTGACCGACTACATGGGGCAGTTCGAGTACGTCGCCCGGCTTGATCTGACGGGCGATCGCCTGCACTCCGGCTTCGCCAAGGATTACGGCCAGGCCGGGGATGTCAAACTGCTGGTGTCCGATCCGGACAGCCAGTACCATTGCAGCCTGATGACGGCGCTCTGGCGCCGGGAGCGCCTGCTGTCGATCCTGGTCGCCGGGGAGTCGCCCTGGCAGATCGAACTCGAAGGGACGGTCCGGCTTCGGAACCTTCGAAACTACTGCATCGTCCTCGGGACCGCCGATCCGCCGGTCAGACATACTCTGGCCTTCCGGGGCGGCGATCCGGGGAAACTGCTGCTCGACGAGATCCCCGCCGACGACGTCGCCGAAATGCGACGGCTGGGCCTGCTGCGGCCCTGGGAGAAGAAAGCATGATTGGACGGATCGGAGACTCTTTCGGTTGCTTCGATTGGGTGATTCTGGCGGCGATGGTCGGCTGGGCCTGCTACATCGTTTATTGCCTGCTCGCTGGGCGAGACCCGCTCTGATGCCTCCTCACGAACTCGCCCCCCGGCCGATCACGACGGGGACCTTCCGCTGCACGCCCCGGATGCAAGGCCTCGTCGACGGCGTCCTGCAGTCAGGCCGAATCTCCTACGGCCCGATGTCGATGGCCTTCGAGAGCCAGATCGCAGAGTTGCACGACTGCCTATATGCGGTGCTGTCCAACAGTGGGACGTCGAGCCTGCACGTCGCCCTGCAGGCGCTCAAGGAACTGAATGGCTGGGCCGACGGCGACGAGGTGATCGTCCCCGCCTCGACCTTCGTCGCTACCGTGAACATCGTCCTGCACAACAACATGCGGCCGGTGTTCGTCGACGTCGAGCCGCTGGCTTGGGGGATGGACCCAGGCCTCCTTCAGGCGGCGATCGGGCCGCGCACCCGCTGCATCATCCCCGTCCACCTGTACGGCCAGTCCTGCCGGATGACGGAGATCCTGGCGATCGCCGAGACCTACGGCCTGCTGGTCATCGAGGACTCGTGCGAAGCGATGTTCGTCAGGCACGGCGACTGGAAGGTCGGCAGCATGGGGGCGATCGGCTGCTTCAGCACCTACAATGCTCACCTGCTGACGACCGGGGTCGGCGGCCTCTGCACGACCAACGTGCCTGAGTACGCCCGGAAGATCCGCAGCCTGGTCAACCACGGGCTGGACATCGACGAACTCAACGCCGACGAGAACTTCAGCCCGCGGCCCAACCCAGGCCGGTCGTTTCGCTTCACCCATGCCGGTCATTCCTACCGGATCACGGAGTTGGAGGCGGCGATCGGCCTGGCGCAGTTGGACGGCTGGCGCGAGATGTTGGCCCTGCGGCGCCGGAACGCCGCCCATCTGCAGGCAGTCATGGCCGACTTCAATCGGCACTTCGGCGCTCGGATGACCATCCCCGAAACGCTCGACGGAAACGAGCACGCCTGGATGATGTTCCCGATCGTCCTGGACCCCGAGAAGATGCCCAAGCGGGTCTTCGCCACCTACCTGAACGAAGCCGGGATCGAAACGCGAGACATGATGCCGATCACCAACCAGCCGATCTTCCGGGGCATGCTGGACCCCGGCGCCTTCCCGATCAGCGATTGGGTGAACCGCTGCGGCCTGTACATCGGTTGCCACCAGGATATGACGCCCGAGGACGTCGAGTACGTCCGCCAGGTCTTCGAGAGGTGGCTTCGTGCCTGACCGGGCGTGGCAGACCCACGAGGAGTCGCTGCGCCGCCACTTCGATCAGGGTGACAATCCGGCGAAGCCCTGGACCTGGTCGACGATCATCGCGACGTGCTACGTCGGAGCGGGGAAACTGCTGACGGGCGAAGTCGCTGAGATGCGGATGAACGGCGCCCTGCCCGAGCCGCCCTGGGACGACGAGGACGAGCCGAACCTCCTGCACCAGCGGTATCATCTCTGGCGCTGGCAGCAGAATCACTTCGGCATGCGGATCGCCGGGCTACAGAACATCCAGGAGTTCGGCGGCGGATATGGAGCGATGGCGGTCGTCGCCGACAGACTGGGCTTCCGAGGAACCTATGCCATCGAGGACCTGCCGACGTTCGAGCGTCTGCAGGACGATCACCTTTCCTTCCGCCACCTGCGTTGCGCCGTGACCCATGCCCGCATCCGAAGGCCCGATCTGCTGATCTCATGCTTCGCCCTGGACGAAACCCCTGAGCAAGAGCGATTGAAATTCCTCGACGGCATGACGCCCAAGACCTTCCTATTCGCTTGGCAGAACGGCCTCAGCCAGCCGTGGTTCGCTGCCTGGGCGCAAGCGCACTATCAGAAGACGGGCACGGCCTTTCGGATCGAGCCTGGGGCACAGCACAGCAGCCATACCTACATGACCTCGGCGCTGGTGGGCCGATGACGACCAGGTCGCTCGTCATTCTGATCGCCCTGGCTGTCGGGCTGATCGACCTGATCGTCATGCGGCGGCGCGGCGGCCTGCGGCTGTTCGCGGAGATGGACCTTCACAAGGTCACCCGCGCTGCCTGGATCACCGGCGGGCAGAACCTTTTCTCGGGCGTGATCCTGACCCCCAACATCGCCATCGCAGTCGTCCGGTCGCACCGGCGGATGCGCCCAGTGAGACTGAAGCATCGCAAGGCCTCGAGCAAACCATGAACCGAGTCTGGATGGTCCCCAATCCGAAGAACTGGGGATCGGGCGAGAGTGGGATCAAGCGCGTCGTCGAGGCCTACGTCCGCCACCTGCCGACCTTCGGCTGGCAGGTCGTCAACGATCCGAATGACCTGCTCGACATCGTTGCTGTTCATGCCGGGATGGAAGCGCCGGTCTGCCACGTTGCCCATTGCCACGGCCTGTACTGGACGGCCGACTACAACGCCGACGCCTGGGAGTGGCACGCGAACCGGCACGTCGTCGAGATGTGCCAGGCGGCGAGACTGATCACCGTCCCGTCCGAGTGGGTCGCCGAGGCCTTCCGGCGGGAACTGCGGGTGCACCCGACCGTCGTCGGTCATGGCCTTGACATGGATCTCTGGCCGGAGCCGATCCAGCACGAGGGCTACATCCTCTGGAATAAGAACCGGACCGGGGACGTCTGCGACCCGGCCCCGATCGGGGACCTGGCGCGGGCCTTCCCCCAGCACCGCTTCGTGACGACCTTCGCCCCGCCCGGCGACTATCACAACGTCCGTCCGATCGGGCTGCAGGCGCACGCCGACATGCGGGACATCGTCAGGCGGACGGCCGTCTACCTGGCGACGACCAAGGAGACCTTCGGGATCGGCATCCTCGAGGCGATGGCCGCAGGCGTTCCGGTCCTGGGCTACGACCACGGGGGCGTCAGGGACCTGGTTGTCCACGGCGTGAACGGCTACCTGGCGGCCGTAGGCAACAAACAGGACCTGGAAGCCGGGCTGGCGTACTGCATCGCTCACAGGGCCACGCTGGGGGCCAACGGCCGGAAGATGGCGCTGGGCTGGTCCTGGCCCCGCCAGGTCGAGAAGATCGCTGCGGTCTACGATCGGGCGGCCAAGGTCCCGCTGCCGACGGCGGCTATTGTGATCCCCTCCTACAATTACGCCGGGAAACTGCGGAAGGCGCTGGAGTCGGCGATCGCCCAGGACTATCCGCTCCTGCGCCTGATCGTCGTCGTCGATGACGGCAGCCAGGACGACGGGGCGACAGGGATCGTGACCAATCAGTACATAGCCGACAAGGATCGGCCGATGCCACGCCCGACGCTCGAGGTCCGCTATCTGCGTCAGGACAACAGCGGGGTGGCGGTCGCCCGCAACCGGGGGATCGAGGAGGCGTGGCAGGCGGGGATCAAGTACGTCGCCTGCCTTGACGCAGATGACTGGCTGGACCCCGCGTTCCTGTCGACCTGCATCCGGGCGCTCGAAGACGACTCGACGCTGGGGATCGCGTACACCGGCCTGCAGTATCACAAGCCCGACGGCAGCCAGGGCCTGTCATCCTGGCCGGGCGATTGGGACTTCGACCAGCAGGTCCTTCGCCACAACCAGATCCCGACCGCCTGCGTCTTCCGCGTTGATATGTGGCGCAGGCTGGGCGGCTATCGCCAGCGATACGCCCCGATGGGGGCCGGATCAGAAGACGCCGAGTTCTGGCTGCGGTCCGGGGCCTACGGCTGGGGCGCCAAGAAGGCGTCGTCGCGCGGTCTGTTCCACTACGCCTGGGAGTCGGGTCGGGTCAGCGGCAACCCGGAGTACCGCGAGGTCGACTGGCTGGCCTGGCATCCCTGGGCAGGCAAGGACGGCGACGCCCGCCACCCGGTCTTCAGCCACGCCAAGTCGAAGGCCCCCAGCCATCCGGTCACGCAGCACGACGAACCGCTGGTGTCGGTCGTCATCCCTGTCGGACCGGGCCACGCCCGGTATCTGGTGGATGCGCTCGACAGCCTCGAAGCGCAGACGTTCAGGAAGTGGGAAGCGGTCGTCGTCATGGACACGACCGATGAGATCCCGCCCGCGATCCTCGACTGCTACCCCTACGTCCATTGGCTGCGGACGGCCGGGAGCCTGGGTGCGGGGAAGGCGCGCAACATCGGGGCGAAGGCGGCCCGCGGCCACTTCCTGCTGTTCCTGGACGCTGACGATTACTTGCTGCCCCGCTGCCTGGAGATGTTCCTCGAGGCCTGGCGGCTGGACGGCGCGATCCCCTACTCCGACTACATGGGCAAGGCCGAGATCAGCGACGTGACGATGCTGGCGAAGGACCTGCAGGAACGGGTTTACTTCCGCAACCCCCGGACGAACGAGACTCTGATCGGCTACCGGGCGGCGGACTTCGACTGTGCCCGCGCTCTGACCCAACCCGAAATGCCCTACCCGTTCATCTGGTGCAACGTCACGACGCTGGTCCCGAAGCCGTGGCACGAGCAGATCGGCGGCTTCGATGAACGAATGAAGTCCTGGGAAGACGTGGAGTATCATTGGCGCATGGCCCGATCCGGCCGATGCTATGTCCGGGTCGAGCAGGAACTGATGGTCTACCGTTTCAACACGGGAAATCGTCGGCAAGCCGGTTTACAGCAGCACCAAGCGATTGTAGAATACGTCCAGGGAAAGTGGTCGAAGGCCGGTGAACCTATGGGCTGCGGCTGCAGAGGAAATGGGAAGTCGACGGTCAGCGCGGCGCCCACGGAGAACCGGGTCCGGCCGATGGTTATGGCGATCCCGCAACGCGGGAATGGGAGCCCACAAATGAACGACGCTGAATACGTCTTGGCGAAGTACATCCACCCGAACGTCGGCCAGCATCCGGTGATCGGCGTGGAGACAAAGATCAGGTACGGCTTCCGGGGTGGCGGGGAGATCTTCCTGGTCCACAAGAAAGACCTTACCGCCCAGCCCCACCTATTCTCGGTGATCGACACGGCGCCGACTCCCATCGAGCCGACGCCGGTCATCGCTCCGCCTGCGCCCGCTCCGCTACCCGAGCCGATCCTTGAGCCGGTGGCGGTTGCTACTCCCAAGGCGCCGAAGGCCAGGAAGGCGAAGGCTGCGAGCGCGGCCAAGGGCTGATCCGTGCGAGTGCGACTGATGGGTGTGGGTCCACCGGACTGATGGACATTCGGCCGGTGGACCTTTTCATTCTGATGCTGGCGACCTGGCGACTGACCAGCCTGGTCGTCAAGGAGGACGGGCCGTGGAACATTCTCGCGAGACTGCGCCGCCTGATCGGGGTCCGGTTCGACGCTCAGTCGGCGCCCTACGGTCTGAACGTCGTCGCCGAGGGGCTGACGTGCATGTGGTGTACGAGCGTGTGGGTCGGGGTTGCCTTCTCTCTCGGCTTCCTGACATTCCCGGCGCCGACCCTCCTGGCTGGCTTCCCACTGGCCCTGTCGGCGGCGGCCCTGATCCTGCAGCGGGCGGTGACGAATGAGCCGGGCTGAAACGCCGACCCTGTTGTCGCTTGATCGTTTCGCCCGGATCATGGGGATCAACCCTGTCCACTTCTCTGGCGCTGTCGGGACTGACATCTTTCCGGCCAAGGGCGCTTGCTCCGACGTCTGGTTCCAGCACTCGTACATCGGCAGCGACCGGGTCGCCCGCGAGGATCTCGCTCGGGCGATCGCCAACGCCGAGGAAGACATCGCTCGGGTCCTGGGCTACTGGCCGGCGCCGCGATGGATCAGCCGCGAGATGCACCAGTACCCCCAGAACTACGACCGGACGGTGTTCGACAGCCGGCAGAACGTGCGGGGCGGACTGAAGAGCGTCAAGACCCGATGGGGCCGGATCATCTCGGCCGGCCAGCGGACGATGTCTTTCCTGGGACGGGGGACTCTCGCCGGGGGCGAACTCGTGTGGAGCGACCCGGATGGCGACGGCTTCAACGAACTGGCGACGCTGACGATCCCCAACCTGGGGAGCCTATCGTCCGCCAGCCGCCAGCAGGTCAAGGTCTACTTCCAGGATCACTCGACGCCCGAGTGGGAGATCAGGCCGGTCAAGTCGATCTCCTTCGTCGTGACCGACATCATCATCGAGTTCGACTTCTGGATGCTTATCGACCCGGCGCTGACGGATACCTACCCCGACGGTAGCCCGACCGCTCTTGACATCACCAACCCGATCTACGTCGACACGCTCGACGTCTGGCGGGAGTGGAACGATCACACGGCCGTGTCGGCCGACTTCTATTGGGAGCCGAACAGCCGGATCGTCCCATGCCCATCCTGCGGCGGGACCGGCTGCGCGGTCTGCCAACTGACGGTGCAGCACGGCTGTATGCTGGTCCGGGACGTCATGCTGGGCCTGGTCGTCCCGTCGCCGGCGACCTGGAACGCCACGGCGCTGATGTGGGAAACGGTCGCCTATCAATCCCACCTTGCGCCCGATCAGGTGAAGTTGTGGTACTACGCCGGCGAGATGAGCGAGGGGTTCCTGGCTGCTCTGGACCTTGATCCACTTGGGACCTGGCTGGCCGAGGCGATCGCCTGGCTGGCTGTCGCCCGGCTCGAGCGTAACTTCTGCACCTGCTCCGGCCTGGCTGCGGTCCAGGCGGAACTCCGGGCCGAGATGAGCCGCAGCGATGCGGGCGGGCCGAACTGGTTCCTGTCCGATAAGATGGGCGAGAACCCGTTCGGGACGAAGGTCGGCGAAGTGAAGGCGTGGCGCAGACTGTCGAAACTGGCAGACACCATCCCACAGGTGGCGGTGATATGAGGAAAGTCGTTTGGATCGATCGACGCGGCTGGAAGAAGGTCAGCCTGGTGCGGGACACGGACCCCGACACGGCTGCGCCCCAGGGGCTGCCCGTCGGCCCGCCCGACCTGTCGGAGGTCGACTGCCAGGAGGTGCTTAAGGAGATCAACAACCGGCTGGTTGACGAAGGGCTTCTGGAGATCCGGGACTTGTCCCGGCAGCCGAACGCCATCACCCAGGCGGTCCGGGCGGCGATGGTCGGCCGGATCGTTTCGGCATACAAACGAGGATAGAGGAGGTTTCAGATGAGCGACTTCATTCCCGCCAACACGGGACTGAGCCGGGTCTTCCTGATCCCCTGGCGGGCGGGACCGCAGCGGGCGCCGGAGTATCACTCCTGCCTGCGCGCCCAAGCCCTCAGCCAGGGGTTCGGCGAGGTCACGGACATCGAGTGCCCTGACCCGACGCGGCCGGGGAAGTACATCAAGATCGGATCGTTCCAGACGGGCGTCGAACGGGCGACCGTGACCCTGGAAGGCCGCTATGCGCTCGACGTCCGGTCGGCGCTGCTGCGGCTGGCGAAGCAGGGCTGTGCGGTCGACGTCCAGGTCCACTTCGGCGACTGCGAGGACCTGTCCGATCACAACGCCTTCAAGAAGATCCTGTACCTGCAGGATGCTTTGCTGTCGGCGTACAACACCGAGGACCTGGGCAGCCTGGCGTCCGGCGACACGGCGGCCGTGAACGAGTCGGTCGACATCAGCGCCAGGGACATCTTCGACATCATCGCCCAGACCTTCGGAAACAAGGGCGGCGACCTGGTCACCAACAAGGTGATCGACGGCGTGATCTGCGACGAGGTGTCGTGCGGCGAGTGCGGCGACACGTCGGACGGCTGCCAGCGGGCGTTCGTGATCAGCCTGCAGGCGGGCGGATCGCCTGGAACCCCGGCCGACGTGATCTACACCGTCGACGGGGGAGTGACCTGGTACGCCCACGACATCGACAGCCTCGGCGCCACCGACGACCCGTCGGCCGTCGCCTGCCTGAAGGGCTTCCTGGTCGTGGTCAGCGAAGCCAGCGGATCGGCGCACTATGCCAGCCTGGCCGAGTTCGACGCCTTCGGGACCGACCCGGACTTCACCGAAGTGTCGACCGGGTTCGTGGCGGGCGGGGAACCGACTGCCATCGTCAGCCTGGGAACCAAGGCGTTCATCGCCGGGGACGGGGGCCACGTCTACAGCATGGCGACCCCGAGCAACGGCGTGACGCTGATCGAGGACGGGGTGCTGACGCCGTCCCGCCTGCTTGCGATCGACGCGCTGTCGGACACCTTCGTCGTGGCCGTGGGGGAAGACGGAGCGATCATCTTCAGCGAGGACGGGGCGACGTTCCAACTCCTGACGACCCCGCCGGTCGGCGTGCCTGTCGACATCACGGCCGTGGCGCTGAAGAGCAAGAACGAATGGTGGGTCGGGACCGGCGCCGGGAACGTCTACTTCACCATCGACGCGGGGGCGCATTGGACGGTCAAAGCCTTCCCTGGCAGCGGCGCCGGAACGATCAACGACATCACCATCCAGGGCGACTCGATCATCTACATCGCGCAGTCGACGACCGGCCCGGCCGTCGGCCGCCTGCTCGGGTCCTTCAACGGCGGCTACGACTTCGTTGTCCTTCCGCTGGGCAGCGGCGTCCTGCCGACGAGCGACATCCTGGCCTTTGTGGCAGCCTGCGACGCAGACCCAGGCTTTATCGTGACCGGCGGCCTCGGGGCCAACGGGACCGATGGGATCATCATCACCGGCACGATGTAGCCGGTGTCAACCTAATCTTCGGACTGGAGGAATTCAATGACCAACAAGCCCAAGATGGCTGACCCAACGCTGCAGGCAGCGAAGCGTCAGGTCGCCAACGAGAAGCCGGTTGTGACCCTGTCGACCGGCGTGCGCGCCAGGATCAGGCCGGTGTCGGCGAAACTGCTCGACGAGATCAGTCGCTCCGTTCCGGAGCCTCCGGTCCCGAAGCAGTTCGTCGAGGCCAAGCAGCGGGAAGAATACAATCCGCTCGATCCGGCCTATCAGATCGCCATCAAGGAGGCGAACCACCTCCGCGGCATTCGGACGACCGAGGCCCTCATCATGTTCGGGGTCGAGTTGGTCGACGACATCCCTCCGCGGCTCGACTGGGAGCCGAAACTACGGTTCCTTGAGAGGCGAGGATCGATAGACCTGAGCGGCTACGACCTCGTCGATCCGCTGGACGCCGAGTTCATCTTCAAGACGATGATCGCTGTGTCGACGCCAGATCTCATGCTCGTCAGCATGGCGTCCGGGTTGACGGAGGTGGAAGTCGCGGACGCGATGGCCTCCTTTCAACGTGAGAAGGCACGGCGACCCGATCCAGAAGGCGGGAGTCCGGCATAGGCTGTCGCATGGGATCACTATCTCGAGCCGTTACGAGCAGTTCGAGGCGGCGATCAAAGCGGGGCTTGACCTGGAACGCTGGCGGGCTGGCGGCTACGATCGTGCGCTGATGGCCGACGTCGTCGCCTGGTCCCGGCTGCAGGGGCTGATCGAGGCCCACTTGGAAGACGCCCGGTCGCGGGATATGGACCGCAGGGCAGCCCGAAAGGGAAGGTAGAAAATGCCGCGTTTTCCCGATCTCGGTGTCCATGCTGTCGTCGACGGATACCGGGACTACCTCGACAAGATGGGCGGAATGTCCCGTTCTACGGCCGAAACCCACAGCGTTCTCGGGCGGCTTGGGTCGGTCAGTCTTGGCGGGATCGTTTCATCCGCCGGAATAGCCGCGGTTGCGATCGGGGCCATCGGAGTAGCAGCGGCTGGCGCAGGTGCAGCGATCGGAGCGATGCTCTTCAAGGCGGCCGAGAGTGCTGCGCCACTGTTTGATATTCAACAAGCCTTCCTGGGTATCACGGCCAATGCTGGACGATCCGCCGACGAGGTCCTTCAACTGTGGCAGGACGCCAGTCGGGGAACGATCGATGCCACCGAACTGATGAGAAACTTCAACACCGCCACGCAACTCCTGGGCGTGACCTTGGCCGAGCAGATACCGGCGGTGATCCCTTCGATCGCCAAGGTGGCTGCAGCGACCGGCCAGTCGGTCACGCAACTTACGAACGACTTCATCCGGGGGATCGGTCGCGAGAGCGTGATGATTCTGGACAACCTTGGGATCACCGTCGACCTGGGCCAAGTCATGGAGGACTATGCCAGGACGCTCGGCACGACCGCTGACCAACTTACTAAGAATCAGCGGCAGACCGCCCTCCTCTCATTCGCCACGGCTGCCCTGGAGAAGAACACGGCCGGGATACCGGACGTCGCCGACACCGCCGCCGGGGCCTTCGCCATGTTGCGGACGACCCTAAGGGACACCAGGGATGAGATTCTCATCTCCCTGGTCCCGGCGCTGCTGCCGATGGTCAAGCAGTTCCAGGAACTCGCCAAGCGTCACCTTCCTGGGCTGGCGGGCGCGATAACCAGGGTGGTGATCCCGGCGATCGGAAGCGTGGCGACCTGGATCGGTTCTCACCTCGGCCCGGCGATCGATAAGGCGATCCGGGCTTGGGACTTTATGACCCGCACGATCCAGGTCGTCGTTGGGTTCTGGACCGGCGTATTGCTGCCCGCGATCGGTAAGGTCGGGGACGCAGTGAGCGCGCTACTGACGCCGATCTTGGAGCGTTTCGGAGCCTGGTGGGAGGATACGCTCATCCCGGCCCTTAGTCTCGCCCGGACCTGGCTTGCCACCAACCTCCCGCCCGCCTTCGGCGCCGTTGGGACGGCCGTCGGTGGCCTGTTCACGGCCCTGTCCACCCTGTGGGACTTCATCAACGCGAACCTGGTCCCGGTCTTCCGCAGCGTATGGGACTGGATCAGCCAGAAACTGCAGCCCGCCTTCGACAGCACGGGGGTATCGGCTGGCGGCCTGGCGACCCTGATCCTGCCATTGATCGGAGTCATCGGATCTCTGGCGACCGGCAACATTCCCGGCCTGGTCTTCTCGCTGATCGGTCTTCTGATCCCTGCCTTCACCATCCTGCGACCGTGGCTGGAACAGGTCTTGCCGGGGGCGATCGTTACCTTGCAGGGATGGTGGGACCAACTCACGACGGCCATCGGAGAGGGGGCAGCGTTCTGGACGACAACCCTTCAGCCTGCTCTCGTCGACTTGTGGAAGACGGTCTCGGCTCAACTTGGTCCGGCGTTCGAGACGCTGGCCTTGATCTGGAGCGACGTCGTACTTCCGGCGCTCAAGTTGGTATGGCAATTCTTGTCCGTGTCCATCCTTCCGGCTATCATGGCGGTCGGGGATGTCGTTCGCTCGGTCCTCGGCTTCGCGCTCCGCTCCCTGTGGGCGTTCATCGTAGACCATTTCATCCCCGGCCTGTCAATACTTTGGACCTGGATCAGCCAGAAGGTGGGGCCAGTCTTCGAATTCCTCGGTGATGCGATCGAGGCGGTCGGGATCGTGCTCAATCCTGTCTTCCTCCTTATGCACGATTTCGCAGAGTTGGTCCGCAACCTCGAGATCCCGGAATGGCTGAAGGGCCACAGCCCCAGCCCGTTCGAGAACACGCTGGCTGGCATCCGGGATACCCTGCTGCAGATCAGCGCGATCTCCGGCCCGACGCTGGGCGCCGGACGTCTGTCGCCCCTGGCGGTCGCGTCGGCAGGGGCAACAAGTGGGGGCGGAGACTCGTTCAACCCGGCCTACAACCTGTCGATCCACACGGCCGCCCGGTCTGAGCAGGTGGCGGCCGACTTCGGCCTGATGCAAGCCCTGAGCCGACGGCGGTGATCCGATGGGCCTGAAGATCGTCATCCCCGAGTTCACCCGGAACCTCTGCACCAACCCCAGCCTCGGTGTCGATGCGACGGGCTGGAATACCTTGAACGGATCGACGATCGCCCGCGATCTGACGCGCTCGCGCTTCGGTCGGGCGTGCCTCAAGGTGACGTGCCCTGGCGCGGTGCCGCGCGAAGGCGCCGACTATCCGCTGAACCTGGGCGTCGCCGGTGTCCCGATCACCTGCTCGATCTACGCTCGCGGCTTCGGCCGCGTGTTTCTGTTCGCGCGGGCAAACGACAACGGCCAGTCCTGGGACGGGAAGCCCGTCCAACTGAATGATCGATACTGGCAGCGCCTCGTGCTGACCGGACAGATCGGGCCGACGACTGAAACCGACTTCGGCTTCAGCATCGGGACGTTCTACAACCACCCGGCCGTCTTCTATGTCGACGGGGCGCAGATCGAGTTGCTCGGCCATGTCACGACCTACTGCGACGGGGATCAGGAACTGGAGTTGGCCCCGCATGACGGCCAGCCCTACTTCGAGTGGGTCGGACAGCGACACGCCACCGAGTCCTTCCGCTCGAAGACCTTCCGGGGCGGCGGGGAGTTCAAGGACCTGACGCAAGGCCTCGATGTCAACGTCTTCCCCATCGATGCCAGCGGCCTCGGCATGCCGCCGATCAACCTGGCGACGCAGGTCTACAGCGGACGGGAGGCTGCGACGATCCAGTCGGTGCAGGCGCAGCCGCGGGCGATCGGCCTGACGTTCCACGCCATGCGCCACCCCCGGTCGATGGAGTGCGATCCACAGAGCCTGATGGCGCTGCACCAGGCGCGCCGGGCCGTCGAGCATGCCATGAAGCCCGACCTGACCCATAAGCCGCAGCCTTTCGTCATCCGGTATCAGGACGTCGACCGGCCTGGCCTGCTGGGCTGCCCGATGGACCTGGACGCGATCTACGAGTCGGGGCTGGAGTGGGACGGGGATCTCCGGCAGCCCTATCACAACGCCTTCGGCATCCGCCTGTTCGCCCCGAACCCCTATTGGCAGGCGGACAGCCAGGACACCACGCAACTGCTGACCGGGACCGTCCCGGCCACGGAGCACGCCTACCTGATCGCCCGGCTGGCCGGTCAATGGGACGGCTTCGGATCGGCGTCCTTCCCGATCCGGGTCCTGGCCGTCCATCCCAACGGCGACGTGTACGCAGGCGGGGATTTTGAGAACATCGGGGGCGTCGCCTGCCGCCGGATCGCCCGATGGGACGGGACCGCCTGGAACATCCTCGCCGGGGCCGGGAACGACATCGACGACGGGTCGGTCTATGCGATCGCCTTCGCCCCCAACGGCGACGTCTACATCGGTGGGACCTTCACGACGATCGGCGCCGCCACCTTCGACCGGGTCGCCCGCTATGATCCGGCCGCCGACACGTTCACCGTCCTCGGCGCAGGCACGCCGGGGGTCAACTCGGACGTCAACGCCCTGGCCGTCGACAAGGACGGGCAGGTCTACCTCGGCGGGGCCTTCACCCAGGCCAACGACGGCCCGGTGGCGGCCTGGCGGATCGTCAGGTACAACGGCCCGGCCCTGGACACCTGGACGGCGCTCGGCCCGCAGGCGGGCTTGAACCTGGACGTCGAGGCGCTGGAGATCGACCTGGACGGATCGACGCTGTACCTGGGCGGCCAGTTCACCAATCAGGAAGGGATCTTCGGCGCCGCTCTGCTACCGCGCATCTGCCTGTGGAACGGCACGGCCTTCGCCGACATGGCCGAGTTCGGGATGAACGGGACGGTGCGGGCGCTGCGGATGGGCCTGGACGGCCGCCTGTTCATCGGCGGCGACTTCACCACAGCGGGCTTCTGGACCGTCGCCAAGGTGGCGTATTGGGACCGCAATGAGTTCTATCCGCTGGGCGGCGACACGGACGGCCTGACCGGCGGGACCAGCGTCAACGTCATCGCCATCGACAGCCGCGGCAACGTCTATTTCGGCGGCGACTTCACGGCCGCCACCGAGGACAGTCTAGCCGCCTGGCTGGCGATCTGGAACGGCAGCCGGTTCCTGCACACCGACATCGTCGTCGGGCACGAGGTCCTGGCGATCGCCAGCAAGTTCGACAAACTCTTCGTGGGCTACAACGGCGCTTCGGTCACGTCGATCGCCGACGTCCAGACAGTCGACAACGGCGGCGCAGCCTCGTCCTTCCCGATCCTGGACGTTCTCGGGCCGCTGACGCTGCGCTGGCTGGAGAATCAGGACACCGGGAAGATCGTGCGAATGAACCTGGACGTCCAGGCCGGGGAACGGGTGTTGGTCGATCTGCGTCCGGGCTACCTACGGGCGATCAGCGAATGGCGCGGCAACGTGGTCTACGGGATCATGGCCGGTAGCGATTGGGGCGACTTCGCCCTTCTGCCAGGGCTGAATCAGATCGCCTTCCTTGGGACCGATGGCGACGGGAACGAAGAAGTGAGTCTCCGGTGGCGGACGACCGACTGGTCCTTCGATGATCTCCGATGAGCCATATCGTCATCCGAACCCACGACGGGATCGAACTGGCGCTTCTGCAGGACACGATCGAATGGGACTTCGCACGCGTCGCGAATGACATCGGCTGGTTCACCCTAAGGGTGAACGGCGACCTTGACCGCCGCCTCCTCCACGTCGACAACCTGCTCGAGTTCTACCGCACGCCGCCGGGCACCGCCCCGATCCTTCTGGGCGTCGGCATGCTGCGGTATTGGGAGTGGGGGGAGAGCGGCGGGACGACTACGTTGACCCTCGGCGGCCCCGATCAGATGGACTTGCTCAACCGCCGGATCGTCGCCTACAAATCGCCCGAGGCCAACTGGTCCAAGAGCGACTTCGCCGACGACATGATAAAGGCCGTCGTCCGGGAGAACATGGGGACCCTGGCGACCGATCCTTGGTACAACCGGGGCCGATCCTATCGTGCTGCCAACTTCAGCGTGGCGCCGGACGAGGGTCGGGGCAAGAGCGTCGAACTCAGTTTCCAGTTTCGTAACGTCCTGGCCGTCCTGCAGGAGATCTCCGACGCCTCAGCCTGGCCGAGCCAAGACGACAACTGGGTCCCCAAGACCGTGCTATTCGACTGCGACTACATAGCCCCGGCCGTCTTTCTATTCCGAACATGGGTCCCCATGCGGGGTGTCGACAGGACGATCGGCAGTGCGATTTCCCCGATCATCTTCAGTCGGGAGGCCGGGAACCTGGACTTGCCCACCCTGCGCTTCGACTACACCGAGGAGGAGAACATCGTCTACGGCCTAGGCCAGGGGACGGGGACCAGTCGGACCGTCGACCCCGAGAACGATGTCCCGCGGGAGAACCTGTCGATCTGGAACCTGCGCGAGGGCATCGAGCCAGCGACGGAGGAGGACACGATCCAGGGCGTCGCATGGCGAGCCTTCCTGGCAATGCAGGAAGCCAGGCCCAGGGTGATCTTCAGCGGCGACCTTGTCGACACACCTCAGACCCGCTTCGGGGTCGAGTGGGGGTACGGCGACCTGGTTACCATTCAGCACATGGGCATGCAGTTCGACGGCCGGGTGGACTCCTTCAACGTCCACAGCGGGGCCGACGGCGAGACGGTGCGGGCTGGCGTCACGATCACAAAGGCGCTGGAAGGGAAGCCCGACTGATGCGAGTCAACGACGATCAGATCGTCCGGGTCGTGGCCGAGCATTCCCGCAAATTGGAGCGCATTGAAACGCTACCCCAGGGCGGGGGTGGTGGAACCGGCCCGATCATACCGGGGGTCGGCGGGTGGACGTTGCTAGGTTCATCTGAGCCGCTCGTCGACGTAGCCTCGGTGGATTTCTCCGCCATCGATCAGACCTACAAGCATCTGGCGCTCCTTGTCCAGGCCAGGATCACATCCGGTTCCTCGGGTTTCCTGCTGGCGACCGTCAACAACGATGGCGCATCTCACTACGCCTGGGTCTTCATGCATGCCGACGTCGACTCTGTCCAGGCCACCGGCGATGTGGATGACACCTCCTGGCGTTTCATGGGGGTCGTCGGTCCGTCCGGTCCTACCGATCATTGGGCGCAGGGTCAACTCATGATCGTGAACTACGCCTCGGCCGCCATCGTCGGCAGGGCCTTCACCGCTGAATCGTGGTATGCCGACGCGCTGACCACCGACGGACTTCGGGCAGCCTATGCAGGTGGAGGGTGGCCGCATAGTGCCTCGCCCGCCGCGATCAGCCGGCTCACAATCACGCCTTCTGCCGGATCGATCGCGGCTGGTTCCGTGTTCCACTTGTACGGGATCACCTAGATGGTCGACCAGTCGCAGATCGTCAGGATCATCGCCGATCACGGGCGCAAATTAGAGCGGATTGAAACCTTGCCAGCGGGCGGCGGGGGCGGGATCGCTGGCGGCGGAGGTTGGGCGCGCATCGCCGACCAGACTGTCACCGCCCATGTGGCGACCTTCAGTTCGATCCCGGCAACCTTCGGAGACCTAGCCCTCTGGTTTGAAGGGAGAGCCAACTCCGTCGTGGGTATCAATGTCCGTTTCAACAGTGACGGATCAGCCCTGTATCGCTCCTTGCAAGCGTCGGTCGATCAGACGGGGGCTATTGCGGTGGCCGGGAACGCCACTCTTGGGCCGACCTCCGGCCTCTTCGGGCAGACTTCTCTCGCCATCGCTCCCTACCCTGCGGCGGTCCAGGTTCTCGTCTTCATCAAGGGCTATTCGAAGACCGATCGCTTCAAGACCTACCGTGCCCATTGCGGGCTGCAGGGCTTCTTCACGGCCGCTATGAGATGGGGCGGAGGGGTTTACGAATCCCTGGCGGCCATCGATCGCATTGACATCTATTGCGGTCCGGTTGCAGGTGGGGCGACCTTCACGGGGGATCGCTTCACGCTGTTCGGCATCATCTAAACCATCCTACGGAGGTTGGACATGAAGGGCGTAGCGGTTCCACCATTTCACTCATTCATCGATGGACAGGCAGTCTCGGATTTCATCCCTTCCGAGACCGTCCGTGGCTACCTGACGACGAACGAGGCTGAGATCCCGGCCCCGCCCGCGGGCAGGTTCCGGCTGCGCTGGCCCGTCGCGCCGCCCGCCATCGTCACGCAGGCTTACGGCATCCACAAGCAGTGGTACATCGGCTTCGGCCTGCAGGGCCACGAAGGCCTCGACATCCGGGCACTCAACGGGACGCCGGTCATGGCGATGGCCGACGGCGTCGTGTCGCTGGTCCAACCGAACCCGGACAGCGGCCCCTATGGGGTCCAGGTCCGACTCAAGCACAAGTTCGGGGACGACGAATACACGAGCGTCTATGCCCATTTCACCAAGGCCTCGATCGAGGTCGCGCTGGGCGATGCCGTCCAGGCCGGGAAGGTGCTCGGCCTGGCCGACAACACCGGAAACTCCAGCGGAGCACATCTGCACATTACGCTCAAGCACACGGGCAAGGGGTCGCCGTGGATGCACGTCAGCGACATCGTTAACCCAACCATCTACTTTCCCGACCTGTTCCCAGGCAAGGGTTGGCCGGTCGATGTCGGTGGCAATTTGCGGAAGGAACCGGAACTCGACGCCCCGATTCTCAAGTGGGTCGCTGCCGGAGGCCAGGTGCAGGCGCTGGACTTCGGGGGTGAAGGCGGCGACTGGTGGAAGATCAGGAGCGGGATCTTCGAAGGCTGGTTCTGGAACCCTGGCTACAAGTTGCGGGCGGTCGCCTGATTGTGGTAGGGTAGAGGCCATGACTGTCGAACAGATCACCGGCCTGATTTTCGGCGGGGGCGGCATCCTGCTTCTGGTCTTCGCCTTCCTGCGGGGCGACATCATCACCAAGGGCGTCCATGATCGCTACGTCCTGCTGCAGGAGAAGACGATCACGAAACTGACCGTCGACGTCGTCACCAAACTCAGCGAGGTTGCCACGGCGCAGAACCTGGCTGCCGAGTCGCTCCAGAAGATCGCCACCGGACACGCAGCGACGGCGGCTGGGGTCGCCGACGTCCTCGAGCAACAGCGCCAGGCGAACGAGGGTCTGGCTGAGACGCTCGGCGGGATCGGCCAACTCATCATCCGCCACGATAAGCGCCTCGCTGCCCACAACCTCCGGACGGTCGAGGGCATCCGTGTCTTGAACCGTCTCGAGCGCAGGGGCATCACACGGGCGCGGCCTGGCGCCAGGTCCAGAAGCACATCCCCAAAATGAGGAGTTGAGAAATGAGACGATGCCTTGTCCTACTGGCAATGGTGCTGAGCGCCTGCGTCCCAGCCGCTGTCGGCGGCGGTGGCGACGGCGAACCTTCCAGCATCCCACCAACGGTTCCGCCTAGCGCGACCGTCGCCGTCCCTACGGCCACGCCGGAACCGTCGCCCACGCCCGAACCCCAGCGGATCGTTGGCGTGCTTCTGGGCGCGGACTACGATCCGCAGCACCCAGAGCGCAACCAGAAGGGCGTCAGGACCGACGTCTTCGTGATCGTTGTCATCGATCTGGCTCCCGATGCTCCACCCCGGATCAGTTTCGTGTCGGTGCCGCGGGACATGCTGGCCTACGTCCCCTGCAGCCCGCTCGGAACGAACCGGGTCAATGCGGCGTGGTATCTGGGTGGCTATGATTGCGTCAAGCAGACCGTCCAGTACAACTACGGCCTCGAGGTCAACGGCCCGATCATCTTCGGGGCGCTGCGGGACTTTATATCAGTCGTCGACCGCATGGGCGGCGTCGTCATCACCCCAACGAAGTACTACTCCGATTTCTGCGGGATCATGGGAACCGACACGGCCGCTGGCGTCGGTTACTGGAAGAAGTGGCTGGCGGGCGTTACCTATCAGATGGACGGGCCAACGGCTCTGTGCTATGTCCGCGGCCGGATGGTCGCTGATGGCGATCTGGACCGCAACCGCCGGGCGCTCGACTTCTTCGACGCCGCGATCCAGCAATGGCCGGGCCAGTTTCTGTATGAGCCGAGCGCGGCCTGGAGCGTCTTCACCGACCTGCTCGAGCAGCAGATCGTCCAGACCGACGCCGATCTGTTCGACGCCTTCGACGTCGTCACGAAGGTTCTGCCTGCGCTGCCCGACGCGGAGATCCGGTTCTTCCGCTGGACGCTTGGGCAGCAGGTGGCCTTCGGCCACCACGAGGTCTGGGGATCGACCCTCGACTCGACCGTCCAGCCGGAGAAGTGGGTCCCCTGCATTGTTGACGACGGGCAGACCGACGGCGACATCGTGGACATCTGCACGCGCCTGTACCCGATGACCCAGCCCCCGGTCGATCAACCTTGAGATACCTGAGCGGCCTCGCTATGGCCCTGGGCCTGGCGCTGATCCAGGCCGGGGCCGACTTCCAACCGCCGCCCCCAACCCCGACCGTCGCCGTCCCGACGCCGATCGTCGTCGTCCCTTGGCCCATCAACTGCGAGGACGAGATCCAGGAAAACGGGTACATCGACGTCCACGGGTTCTGCGTGCCAGGTTCCGAGACGTGGGAGTCGAGCCACTTCAAGAACCCCGGCCTGTTCGGCGGCGGCATGTCGTCCTACGCCAAAGGCGTGATGGAGCGGGTGTGCAGTAACCGGCGCCTGGGCTGCAACAACGGGGCGGTCGCCGTCATGGGCTGCGGGGACATAGGGAAGAAGGCGTTCATCGACCGGCTCGACGGGTCCGGCTGGCAAGGACCGTTCACGATCGCCGACTGTTCCGGCCAACATGGCATCTACTACAACATCATGGTCGGTCATCTGGCCGTGGAGATCGACTACGAAACGGCGCAGGAATGGGGAACCCCGGCGATCGGCTACGTCTTAGTGAAGATCCCGGCCAACGGCGGGGACGTGATGGTCGACCGCATCCCGCCCCTGTGGGAATGGTACGCGGCCAATGCCCTATCCTTCGAGTGGTTCCCTGGCATGCTGCCCGGCACAGCCACGCCAAGCCCGACGCAGGTCCCAACCCCTACCGACCTGCCTTGGCCCACGGTCTCCCCATTGCCTGTGGCTGAAATCGAGAGTACGGTTATCCCCAAGGAGGATAATGCTATGGACCCGAAATTGATCTTTCTGGCGCTGCTTCCGTTCGTGCCCGCGCTGCTGACGCAGATCATCACCATTGGGGTGGGCCTGTTCGGCGGCAAGAAACCGAGCAAGGGCGCGTTGCAATGGATTGTCTACGGGGCATCCGTTGGAGCGACGATCTATCTGAATCCCGTGCCGTTGCCTGTGTTCGGCGAAGACCCGGTGCTGGCGATCGGCGCCGTCCTGGCATTTGCGGGCGTCGTGTCATCGGGCGCCCAGGTCTATTACGATAAGTGGGTGCAGCCGGTACTCGGCGGGATTGACAAGCGCGTGTTCAAGGCCCGCGTGTTGGGATTGCTCGCTCCGAAGCGCACGCCGATTTCCTGAGCGACATCTTCTCTCCTCCGGCAGAGGACGGGCCTGCGTTGCCATCGCAGGCCCGTCCGATTCATAGTCCCATCCACCAATCGCCCACGATCTCCAGGATGTCCATGAGCGGATCGGCCAGCCGCAGCGCCAGGGCCACGGGCAGGATCAGGACCTGGAAACCGACCGCGCACAGGGCCAGCCAGTCGGTATTCAGCGATGCCGCCTCGGGGGGCTGCATTCGAAGCATCTGCGGCGCTGCGGGTGGTTGCTGATGAAGGGCTTTTGACACTCGCGATTGACGCAGGACGAAACCTCGAGGTGCTGCGTGTCGGCGTCGATGCGGGGAGGCAGTTCTAGGGCCATCAGGGCTTGCTTACTATGCGGTAGACGCCCTGCTGCGACACGCCAAGCCGTCGCCTGATCGACGGCATAGAGAATTCCGATTTGCTTCCAACTAACTCCGCGTCTGTGCAGCCGTAGGAGTGTCCTCTGGACCTTGCCGGATTCGCTCTCAAGCCGAGCCGCTATGGGCGGGTCCTTCTGATTGCCATATAGGACGGGGATCTTCAGATCGCTCTCGTCTGGCTGCTCGAGCGGTAGACCTAGTTCTTGTCGTCGCTGTCGGATGAAGGCTTGCTTCTCTGGGAAGGATGCGAAGACCCTGTTGCCTGCGATCGAGTTGCAGCGTCCGCAGGACGGCACCAGGTTCTCGAAGTCATGCTCAGGACGATGCGACCAGGGGTGGACGTGGTCGAGGGCCTTTCCCTCGCCCCCGCAGTAAACGCACAGGAGCCCCTTGCGGCCCTTTACTTCGGTTCGCAGGCCCTCCGGTATCTGACGGACCCAGCGGGGCGTCCTGGCGGCTTTGGGAGCATTCACGGCTTGTACAATTATACCGCTACTCGCCTGATGGGCTGTTCAAGACCTCCACAATCCACCCTCCGCGCCTGCGCTCCCACAGTTCGATCTTCACGCAGGGCGGGACCCGACGGCCGAACGCCTTGAGTTCCTCGCGGTCCCGTTCGGTTGCTGCACCTTGGGCCTTGATCTGGACCAATCGGACTTCCGTGGCGTTGACGGCTACAACGTCGAAGGCGCCATGCGACCCGGCGATCCGCTGGGCGACATAGCCGTTCTCGCGCAGATGCTGGGCGGCCCGGTCTTCGTGGCGCCGACCGCGGTCATAGTTTGTTGGCATGGGTTCTTCCCCTGGCGATCCGTGAAACGGTGGATTGATCCCGGCGCATTTGGCGGCTGACCTGGCTGTAGTTCAGGCCCATGCCGACGAGTTGATGCACCAGTAGAACCTCGGACTGCGGCAGGCGACGCCGAAACGGCGCGGACAGATAGCCTCCGGTCCAGTCAGCCAAGGCGGTGTCGATCTGTCCCTGCCTTCGTTGTCCCAGGAAGGGACGGAACAGGCGCATCAGGTGGGCGGCATAGCGGCCTGACGTTCGCAGTCTCCAAAATGGCTTCCCTGCTGGCGTCTTGTCAGAATAGGTTCTCAGTCCGAGCAGCGCCCCGGCCCTGTCGACGATGTCCCGATCCATCATTCCGAGGTTGACGTCCGGGACTCCGTTCTTCCGGCCGAAACTGCCTTCGCCTTCGAGCAGTCCGGCCAGCCATGCGACGTCAGTCTTGTGCATCGAGCATCCCTTCAAGTGTCAATTCCGGGTGTCGGACCTTCCAGGGCAGATCATCGAAGAAGGCCTTCATATGTGCCCAGCCATACAGGTAGATCTTCTGGAGAAGAAGAATTCTGCGGGCGTAGGGAGCGTCGGCAAATCGACTCGTGTTGTGGTGGTAGCAAACTTGGGCCATCACTTCGTCCGGGCATGCGACCAGGATCGCCCGAACTTCTTCGTTCCCTCGAGCCTTGCTCTTGTTGAGAATGTGCTGGCCGGTCAGCGGCCCGTCGCACTTGACGAGGAAACCCTGCAGGGCGCATTGGCCCTTGCGCGGCAGCAGGATCAGGTAGGGCGGGATGCCGTCGGCCGGGATCTTCCCATTCACGGCGTCAGCATAGCGCAGGAGTCCGGCCGCCGTGACGTCCCAGCCCTTCGCCAAGCAGTCGTCCAGGTAGGCGTGGAACCGCTCGTCGGTCAGCCCGGCGAACGACTGCCATCGACTCGACTGACTGCGGGTGATCCCATAGTCGCCCAGGCGTATTGTCTCTGCCTCCGACCATTGCGGGTTGCCTGCCCGGACGTTGTCCCGCAGCCACCCGCCCAACTTGCGCTCGGCCCGCAGCCGGAAGATCGAGGCCCGCTGCTCGAGTTCGAAGCCGGCATCCAGCGCCCGGATCATGGCCTGCAGGATCTCGGCGCCGCGCGCCAGGTCCAGTAGATCGACGACGTCGACGGCCCGCGCCAGCGCCCGTTCGGCGCGGCTGAGTTCGGCCAGGGCGTGATCCGGGTCGGTCATTTCGGCCGCCGCCAACCCAGCCGCTCCATAGCCTCGTCGACGTTGAACGGCTTGCCATCCGGCGCCGCTCCCTTGCGCGGCGCGGACCCCAACAGAACGAATACGAAGTCCTCGCCTCTCGGGGCGACGTACTGGCCCGTCATGATCGGCTTCCCGTCGTCGTCCTGGCGGAGGATGCGGTTGATGTTGTGGGCCAGCACCACTTCGCCGGGGTTCATGGCAGCCGATCTCCCTGATCGATCTTGTAGCCCTCCGGCAGTTTGTCGCCCATCGCCAGCCGGACCGCCGGATTGCCGCCGTGATCACGCAGCAGGTGCATCAGCAGCGGATGGCCCTTCGTCACGCCCTGGACGAAGGGGCCAACGCCCTGGACTGTCCAGGTGACGTGCGCCTCGACCTCCTCCGGGAACCCCTTCGCCAGCCGCTCCAGGTTCTGATCGTCGGCCTGGGCGATCGCCCGGAACAGGTGGGTGTAGAAGTCGCCGGTGAACTGGTACTGCCATTCAAGGAACCGATCGAACCCGCTGTCGCCGTACATCGTCACTCTCCTTTCAGAAGGCTGCCGCCCACTTGATGAACACGATCCACAGAATGAGGCTGACGCCCAACAGCAGGGGGATCAGCGCGATGACGACGATGATGATCGTTCGGCCGAGTTTCATGGCTTCTCTCCTTTCGGCTTGGCGTCCCGGACCCGGACGCACCGCTTGCAGTCGCGCGGCCAGGCGCCGACGGCCCAGGGCAGGATACGCGGCGGGCGCTGCAGGCCGCAGAGCGTCCCGGTCCATCCGGCCTCGATCGCATTGGCCCCTCGGTACCCCACCCGCCAGAAGTGAGTCACGCCGCCTGGGACGGCCGTCGCCCGTAGTGCGTCGGTCATCGGAGGATGCCCTTCGTCAACCTAGCGAATGAGCAATCGTGATGCCAGGCGTTGATGTGCCTGGTGACGTTGAACCCCTGCGGCGTGATCTCCGTCGGGCATCCGCAGCCGGGGTAGGGGTTGGTCTGGCGCAGGCCGCAGTCCGGGCAGGCTTCCCGGCCGTCGGATGGCAGGGCGTTGTATTCGTCGCGTGTCATGGCTGCACCGCCTTCCTGATCCGGCCGCCGCCATCGCAGCGCCAACAGACCTTCCAGACTTCCTCCTGCGCGACGCCACCGAACCCGTCGCAGGTTGGGCAGATCTCCATCGGCCCGGCCAGGTCTTCGGCGACGACGGGCGGGCCAGGGATCTCCGGTGCGGGCTTGGCTTTGCGTTTCGTCATGTCGGCCTCCGATGTTTTGGATGCCTGTCCGCGATGTGCCTGCCTACGCTCGCGAACAGTTCCAGGTTCTCGGGTCGGTTGTCGTCCCGGATTTCGTTGATGTGATGGACGACTTCGCCAGGGCGGAGGCTGCGGCCGATCATGCGCTCCATGACGAGCCGATGCTCCAGGATTTTCTTCCCCTTCCGTCCTGGGATGGTCGTGATCTGGATGTAGCCTTCGCCGTGGCGTGTTCTTCCCGTGACTGTCTTCCGGTAGCAGCCGATGCACCGGCGTTTGCGACCGCCATCGAAGCGGTTGGGCCTGATCCCGGCCAGCACCTTCCCGCACTCCGAACAGCGGCCGACGAATGCCTTCGCCCGCTTGAGATAGCCCTTCCGCCTCATGTCCTTCTCCAGGCGGCGGCATCTTTGCAAGTCGCGAAGTGACTCTGGAAGGTCGGCTGCGCTTCGGCCTGCGTGACTCCGTCGGGGCCTGGACGCAGGATGAACCGACGCTCGGGCTTGGCATCGAAAATCGACCACTTGCCCGACGGCATCTTCGCCCAAACAACTGCAGCCTTGCAGGAGCGACATTGCTCAACTCTCGGTGGCAACATGAGGCACCTTCCTCGTGATGGCGCCGTGGCACGCGCTACACAGCCATCTGACCTCTAGCGGCCTTTCATAATTCTCGTGGTGTCCCTGGACGGGTCCGACCTTCCCGCATCGGGAGCAGGACTTCGGCTTGCTGATCTTTCGATCCCGGACCGCGTGATTGACCACGCTCATCGCCCTCTGATGCGCCTGCCGCGTCGGGAGGCTTTCCCGCCTTCGCTGTGCTTCCATTCCCTGTGGGCTGCGGCTGTATTCCCGAGACTTCGCCTTGATACGTTCACGGTTCCGGGCATAGACCAAGACCCTATGCCATGCGTTCGCACAAGCCTTGGAACAGAACTTCCTCGGAGGCCCCCCCTTCGGCTTGGGCAAAGGTCCGCCGCATGACTGGCAGGCCGTCATACGTCCCATCCTTTCGGCAGGTCGGCCAGCGCCGCCTTGCGCTCGGCCGAGTTCTCGCCGGTGTTGTTGCTGGCATAGGCCCGGACGGCGATAAGCGCTCGTCTGATCTTCAGTAGCAGGTCAAGCGTCTGGTTGTGGATGCTGACGATCCGACGGGCTTCCTCCGGCGTCATGGTTTCGACCCAGCAGATCGACCCGCCTTCGACGCCGATGAACCCGTAGTTCGGATCGTCCTCGCTCATCCCGGCGGCCCAGCGTCCCAGCACGGGGATCGTCATGGCAGCACCTCCGTCCGGGCGTCGGCCCGGCGGAAGATCTCGATGATCTTCTTCGTCGGGACGACCTGCGCCCCATTCATCAGCGCTCGGCCACGGACCCGTGGGCTGAGCATGTCGTAGTGCGGATGACGGGGGTGGTCCTGAAACCATGACCGGCGCAGGCCGATCCGCCTGGCGAAGCGGTGGAGTTCGTCCAGGCCGTCATCCGTGATCAGGTGCAGGCCGTCGGTCAGGATCATGGCGTCTTCTCCTGCTGATTTTCCAGCCCGGCGATCTTCCCGTACAGCGCGGTCAGGGTTTCGAGCGTGGCCTGGACCCGTTCGAATGGACCGTCGCCTGCCTCGGGTGGAGGCTGTGGGAGGAACATGATCTCGCGCTGCATTTCGGCAACCCGGTCTTCGGCCTCCAGCCGTTGCATGTCCAGGTCGGCGGCCCAGGCCCGCCAGGTCATGCCTCCTTCGCCGTCCTCGTTGGGCAGCGTCATCCACTGGTTCCTCCGCGCCGCAGCCAAGTCGGGGATCGCCTGCAGGACCTGGCCGATGTCCCACTTCTCGCCGCAGCCTTCGCAGATCACGCCCCAGAGGTGTGTCTCGATGGCGATGACGCTGGTCGTCGCCGACAGGTCGGGCTTCAGGCGCAGGTGCTGGCAGGGCGGGATCGACTGGTCGGTCATGGCAGTCGCTCGAGCGTCATCGTCGTCCCGCAATGGAGCGGCCATCCGTGGCGCAGATAGTCGGCGGCCTGGTCCCTGGTGAACTTCTGGCGCGTGCCGCAAAGGGAGCAGACGACCTCGCCGCCGTTGGGGAAGGCGTCGGCTGCGATCCTGACCTGCAGTGTCGCGGCAATCCTGCCGACCTGCTCGGGCTTGAGTTTCATGGGGTCTCCTCGGAGAATGGCGGGGCCTGATGATCGGCCGGGGCGGCTGGCTGCCACTCGCTTTCCATGATGACGTAGCCGCAGGCGACGCAGCGGTGGATGAAGGTCGGGAACGGATCTCCGTTCTTCCAGGTGACGGCCGCCTGCTGCGCCGTCTGGCAGGCCGGGCAGACGATCCGATCGAAGCGAATCCAGTCAGGGATGATGAGGCGGCGGTTCATGACCTGACCGCCTTCTCCCAGCCCGGCCCGCGACCCCTGACGACGAGGACCCACCGCGTCCTGCATCGGGGGCATTGCCAGACGGCGCCGACGCCGTGGCCGATGATGGCCTTCGCTGGGTTCGGCGGGCTGCAGACGTGCTTCTTCGAGGGGGCCTGCTTGATGTAGGGCATTGCGTCAGCCCGTCGGCTGGGGCATGTAGTTCCGCCGCAGCAGTTCGGCGCAGATGACGTTCCCGAAGTGCAGGTTCTTCCCGGCCCGATCGGAGATCAGGCCGCCGGACAGCAGGGCCGCATTGGCGCCGTTCTCACCCATCGCAAGCACGGACAGGTAGATGTCGAAGACGCTGTCGGCGAGGTCCTTGAGCAGTTCGGTCGTGGGGATTTTCGACAGGTCAGCCATTGGCTTCCTCCTTGGCCTTGTTCGGGCCTAGAAACTGCCGACGATCGTGCTGAACATATTGCCTACCGTGGCGCCGAAGACCGCCATCATCACGATCACGGCCAGGGCGACCAGCAGGATCACCAGGGCGTATTCTAGGACGCCCTGGGCTGGAAACTTCCCCTTCAGCAAATGACGCCAACTTCGGCCCTGACGAATGTGGTGGATGGCGCCTGCTGTGACTCCTAATTCCCTTGCGAGTTTCCGGCCGGAGTTCTTGCTCGCGTGCACCGCCCGCACCTGGTCAGCCGTCAACTTTGCTCGCCCATTGCGTTCCCCTATGAGTTGGCCATGGTTCGGCTGAGTTCTTCGTCCTTTGGTGAAGGCATCTCGGCTGTTGTCGGAGTGTGAACCTAGGAACAGATGCTCGGGGCGAACGCACAACGGTTCGTCGCACTTGTGGAGGACCAGGACTCCTT